TGGGAATCTCAAACCTGTTGTAGAAACGGACGCTCGTCGCAGAGCCCCAGCGACCGATCATGTAGAGCTCGCTGGTAGTCACATACCGCCGCACCAGCATGTCTTCGATAGACAATGGCCGCTGTTCGAATGGCGTTGCCGCGGCCCCCGGACCGTCCACCGCCTCGACCTGCACCTGAGACACGTCCAGATATTGTCCGGTCGTCCAGCTGCCTACGGGATCCACGCCGGCGGCGTTGTCGTTATTGAACAGATAGATACCCAGGAATAGGTTGCTATTACTACCAACCGTTTTCCCGCTAATGGCGTCCAGCTGAAACCTGGCCGTATACCGGGCCCAGGTGGTGCCGATCGTCAACGTCGTGCTCCTGACCACCGCAGGCGACCCATTCGCTCCAAAATTCTGCTGCAAGGCAACGGCGATCGTCCGTGAAGCATTCGACTTTGCCCAGAAAGATACAGCGACATAACAACCATTCAGTGTCGCCACGTTTTCCATGTAGTGGCCAATGCGGATGATTCCTCCGACTCCACCTAGCGTTGCCAGTGCCATGGGTTGAAGTCGGGCGAAACAGGCCGGGTCGCCTGGAACATCCGCCTGTCCAGGTGAAAATGCCTGCGCGGAGAGACTGACGGTTGAACTACCGCTTCCAGTGGAGCCGGTGTATGCCTGGCCGAGGAAGCGATCAGGGCCCCAGATGATGGTATTAGGACCTCCGGGGGTGCTTACAGCCAGGCCGCCTTGCCAGAAATCGAAGTTGCCGTTGATGATCTTGTTGCGCCATGCTCCCATGTTGAAGCGGCTATCGTCGCCAGCCGCCACCGTGCCAGCAGCCTTGCCGATGTTCAACCCGGAGGCTTTCCCAAGGCCTGCCACGACGCTCTCGACACTTCCCAGCCTGGCCTCGATGGCCTTCTGCTCGTCCACCGTATCGCCGAGCACGCCAAAGTTCAGATCAAGCTTCCGGAGTGCGCCCGTCACATCGTCGCCTCCATCCTTGATCGCACCGAAGTCCACTCTGTCAAAATTCATCAGCCTCTCCTGAGAACCGGGCGCGTCGATACGTCGACGGATCTTCCTGGTTCAAGAAAATATTCGTGATCAAAGCTCAGCGTCGGCCGTAAAATGCATGCCATAGTTGACCTGCAACGCTGTCTGCATCGATGCCGTCCAGGTAAACCCTGTATCGCTCGCCGTATAAACAGAAGCAGGTACATCGGTCTGCGTACCGCCATCGGTTATCTTTCCCGGGGAGCCCGTCGCGCTCGCGTAGATCTGTATGACCGGCGACGACCGCTTGGTGGCCCTGAAAAGAAACGGCCGGCTGAACGATACGGTGGCGGTGAGTCCCGGCGTCCATTCGTTGAGAAACCCACCAGCACGCGCTGTCCCAGGTACGATATCCAGGCCATAGGATTTCTCGAAGTACCTCTGGCACATAGATAATTCCAGCGCCAACGGACGGCGCTCAAAGAATGAATCGACCCAGCCTTCCTTGAGCTCCACGTCCGCCAGATAAATCACTGCGCTTTGCTGGCCCACGCCGCCTGAGCGCGCATCGAAGACCGACCCACCGTCCAGCCAGATAATGAGCTCGAGAAAGTCGTTACCATAAGCGCCAACAGTCTTCCCGTTAATTGCTGGCACATCGAACTGGAACGTAAATCGTTGCAGGGAATTACCAAGCGATGCGATCTTCCCCTGAAGCTGGCTACCTGCGGAACCTCCTGTACCGAAGTTCTGTTCAAGGTTCACGCCAATCTTTTTTCCGGGTACCGACGAACACGCCAGAAAAGATACCGTTGCCCGTCTTCCCGCCAACGTGCCGACTCCCTCCACCCGCTGTTGCATGGCCGAGAAATTCGCGGAACCTGCCACGGATGCCACCGTGTGTCTCATGGCATAGCGCGAAGACGATTGACCGGGATCAAGGACCACGCGATCGACTACGTTCGTGTTGCCCTGGCTGGTCGTCAGCCACCGGTCCGCCGTGTATCCCGCATTGAAGCCACCCGACCCGCGTTGCCAGATGTCAAACGCAGGGTTGATCAGCTTATTGCGAAACCCAGCAAAACGCAGCCGATCATCATCGCCTGCGGCAATACTTCCAGCGATCGTACCGATATCCCGGATGGCTGCATTCCCAAGGGATGCGCCCAGGTCTTCAAAATTCAGATCGAGTTTTCGCAAGGCCGCGGTGACATCATCGCCGCCCATCTGAAGGGGAACGAAGTTGATCCTGGAAAAATCCATGCTCAGGCAACCTCGCTATCGGGCTGTACGGGCCACAACGGCACGATCGCAGTCACGTCCACCCGGTTAACCGCGACCCGGTAAGACTTCCATGAAAGCAGACTCGATCGTTCGCCATCGGTCGCCATTCCCAGATCGACCGCATCCTGCAAAGGGGCCATGGCCAATGCCGCGTTGCGCAGAAGCTCGCGCTGATGACCGACATTAGCTGCCGTCCTATCCTCTAGCGATGGCAACGGCATAGGATCGGGCTCGTTTCCCGCACCGTGCCATGCATTGAACTCATCAGATTGATATGTCCCCTGACGAGGAACGTATGCCCCCGATAGCGTGTCGAGGACATACTCAGGATTGGACGTTTCCTGATACCTGGCCATGTTGAACTCCACGTAGGTTGCCCAAGCACTCTGGACATGAATGAATGTGATATACCTGAAAGAACTACCCTAAAGGGTCTGGTGCACGATGACTTTTCTTGATTTCCGGTGCAGGCAGCGTTCTTCCATAGAGCACGTTTAGCCGGCGTCGGGAACCAGATACCAACGACCGAAATCGACATCGGCATTCACCGATCAAATTTCCGCATCCGCGGTGTAGTGAAACGATCCACCGAAGCGTCCCGGGCCATTGGTCCAGGAGATCTGGAATCCCGCCTCACCGACCGCCGAGTAGGACGTCACTCCCACGGTGGTACCGTCATCCTGGGATACTGATGTCGGCTTTCCTGCGCTCTCCGATGCATAGGTAACAATCGATGGCGTACCCCGCTTTATTACCGAAAAGCGGACATGTGCATACTGATTGATAGCCTGCGTTTGATTAACAAACCAGGAGACGCGACCTGCCGGATCTGCCGAACCCGGCACCGTCGCATAGTTATACGACTTCTCGTAATAGCGCTGACACATCATAAATTCAGTGGCGGAAGGCCGGACTTCAAAATCCGTGTCCTGATCACCGTACTCCACCTGGACACGGGCCATATCAAACACGCCCGATTGCTGCCCGATAGAGGAAGAGTTTTCCGCATAGATCACTCCGCCATCGAACCAGAAGGTGATCGTCCAGTAGTCGTTGTTCGCTCCCCCCACCACTCGACCGGTCAGCACCGGAGCCGTGAAAGTCCAGGTGTATTTCGTCCAGGTCGTCGTCAGTTCGATGACTTTTCGTATCGCCCCACCTTCCACCGGAGATCCGCCCGAACCATACGTCGTCACGAATTCGAGCGCCATTTTTCTTGTAGTGTCGGAACGCGCCCAGAACGACATGGTCACGGTACGCCCGGAAACATCCATGACGCCTTCGATTGTCTGGTTCATCAGCGCAAAGTTTCCAGCGCCCGCGACAGAGTACACAACGGATCGGTGATAGAAGCGCGGATTACCCGGGACATCGGACTGTGCAGCGTCAAATGCCATCCTGTAGACAGCGATGCTGCTGCCACCGGACTGGGTGCGCCACCGGTCTGCCAGGTAGCGCAACGCACCGGCGACAGCAGGAAGTGTTGTACCACGCTGCCAGAAGTCGAAGTTGCCGTTGATCAGCTTGTTGCGCAGGCCAGACATGGAAAAGCGGGGATCGTCGCCCGCCGCAACCGTACCTGCGACCTTACCTACGTTGCGTCGTGATACGTCACCCAGTTCACCGATCGTCACCTCCACATTCGCGAGTCTGTCGATAGCGCTGGAATAGCTGTCCTTCCCTGTATTGAGATCGGAGAAATTCAGGTCGATCTTTCTAAGGGCCTTGGTGACATCGTCTCCACCCTGGGGAAGGGGATCGAAATTGAGTCGCATGAATTGCAATGGAAATACTCCCTTATTTGCTAATGCAAAGAAAAGAAGACCCAGGTGACCAGGCTACGGACCATGGTCCGTAGCCCGTGAGACATCACATACTGGTTAATAATTAGTCACATCGATGACGAATATCACTGCAGTTCGCGCATTCTCCGATATCGGGCTCGTCGCGAATGACTCGGCAGTAAGAAATGGCGTAGTGATAGTTCCCCCGTTGATACGAGTGGAAACCATCGCCGTCGTTCCAATGCGAGACGATTGGCGTAGGCCGAATTCCATGTGGACGCATGCATAGGTACGGGAGGAATCGTAATTTCTCGTCGAGTCACCGATGATGCGATCCATCACATCAACCACTCTCAGATACTTGCTGGCAAGGTCAAACGTTTTCTCCCCATGCTGGGAAAACACCTGCATACCAAAGCCTGCATCACTTACTACTGGAACATCAAATAGAAAGTATGGAACGGACGAACCCACGGGTAGCGATGTCATGATGGTGTACTGGAACTGACCGGTACCAGATCCTATCTCCGATCCCATGCTCGTCATCATCTGGTTTCCATTAACAGCCATCAACGGATGCGTCAGCCCCGCCCTGGTGAAGGTGACCTTGGATCCCCCTAGAAACAATGACTGGTCTGTAACCACAGTACCCCGTTCGCGCAAGACGAGGTTCTGATAGGTATCGTCGACTTGCACCGCTTTTCCGTCGCTTCCCCATACAGTGAAACCTGCATTCATCAGTACACTCCATAAAGTATGGATAGGTCCACTGCGGGGAGCCCCAATGTCGATGGCGCCCATGAAATCACGCCGCCATTAACCGACATCACCGGACGATAATATTTCCCGCTATTGAGTGGGATATACAATGCGTACCAAACATTTCCCTGGTCGGCATTGGGAACAGTAACGGAACCGATACTTCCGGCGGGAATACTCAAGAATCCGCTTACACGCGTAATGCGCGTACTCACATCGACAATCAGATTGCCGGATGGGTCGAACGCCTGGATACCGGCGGTCATCACCACATACCCAGTCTGAGACGAAGCACACCATTTCCGTCGTAAAGCGAAATAAGGCTGTTCGTCATGGTCAGTCGACCGTTGCCATTGGAACCATTCATCTCAAAGCTATTTCCGCTCTTTGAGATTCTCCATCCGCGCACTCCGGACACATAATCATTGGACTGAATGAAGTCCCCGATCATTGCGTTATTGATCCATCCCTGGCCAATGAACGCCTGGTTGATGAAGGTCTGTCCATTCTGAATGACGAAGGGCGAAACCGCCGAACCACCGCCCGTACTCGGCAATACTGCAAAGCGATCTGCCATGACAAGGAAGCGCGACTGCACCGGCCCCGTACTGTTATCGATACCGACCGCATATCCCGCCGAGTAGTACTGTCCATCCGCCGTAATGGCAACCTTGGATGTCAGCGTCGCGGAAACTTTGCCATCGAGACCAGCGGCTACGTTGAACGCTTGCTGTGCGGTCGCCTGCGCCGACCCAGCCTTGGCATCCACTATGGTCACCTGCGACGACAATGCCTTCTGACCATCGATGCGCGCCTGCGTTTCCACGGTAACTGCCGAACGGACATCGCCGATCTGGGCCTGCGTGGTCTCGATGCGGCGACCGAGAGCGTGGTCGTTATCGACCTGCGCGATCGTCTGCACATAAAAGCCTGCCGACGGAATGCGCGTCACGCTGCCAGCCGGCTCGCCGGTCATCTCGCCCGCGCCGATCGGGTTCACTTCGGCGTAAACGGAGTCCGTCTTCTCGGCGGTGGCTTTGACCACGCCATCCAGCTGCTCGACCTTGAGCGAGGTATCCGCCATGCCCAGCGCAAGGCCGGTAGCGGTCTGGACCGCCGCGCCAACATCCTGCCAGGTATGGGGATCCGTACCGGGTACGACGCCTCCGGATGGCACCGCCACCAGGGCACGGTACATCCGGCCATCCTTGCTGACCGCATCACCCACCGCATAAGCGTGAGTGGTGTCCCAGGGCGCCGGCGGCTTCACGAACGACTGCAGGTCAGCCACCGAGTCAATGGTGCTGCGCAGATCCTGGGCGAGCTGGTCCTTCTCGATCTGACCCGTGAGTACGTCGAGAATCGCACTCGCATCACTGCTGCTCTGGCCGTTGATCGCCCCTGTCTGTGGATACCACGGACCGATATTGCCGGCCTTGTCGACCAGACGACCCCAGAAGTACAACGATGTGCCGGCCATGAGGCCGTGAAGTTCCGTGCTGCTCGAAGGATACGCATAGTCACCAAGGTGATATGGCACGACGGCAGGGTTATCTGCGTCCGGGCGCTGCGGCGTGGTGCTTGCCCAGATTTCCGTACGCTGCGTATCGGTGGCGCCTTCCGGGAACGTCCACTTGATGCCGATACCGAAGACCAGGCTCTGGCAGCTCAAGCTGGTCATGGCCGGCGGCGCGCCCGTTTTGCCCGTGATCGCCGTGGGGGCACTCATCGCCGCCAGCGACGGTGTATTTGCCGCGTTGTATGCCGTCACCCGCGCAACGTAGGTACCGGTATAGACACCCACCACATCGATCGAGGTAGTCGCTACCGTACCCGCCGGAATCCAGGCGCCGTTGTCTTTCTGCCATTCGACCTTGTAACTGGCCGCATCCTTGGCCGCGTCCCACTCGATGGTCATCACGTTGTTTGCAATGCCCTGTTCCACCACCACGTGGCCGCCGATGCGGACGTTGGAGGGAGGTACCTGCGCGCCTACAGGTAGTTTGCTGATCGGGGGCACCTGGATCTGTGCACCCTTGTCGATCGACTCGAACTTGCTGGCGTTATGCTGGACAGCATTGATCGTGAAGCGGATCTCATTCTGGCCGGTATCTTCGCTAACGCTCAGGATGCGATAGGTCTGCGTCTGCAGGGTGGCACTTTCCACCGTCCATACCGATTCCGCGACCGGTGCATCGGTAAACGGCTGACTCACGGTGAAGACGAGGCCGTCGATGCCGGTGATCGTACGCGTTTCGGCCATACCACCAGGCAGATGCACCGTCAGGGTGTCGCCAACCAC